AATGCAGGCGCAGAGGCTTACAACTTCGGCACGTTTTTCACTAACGTAGCAGGCACAGGCAACTACCTAACAGGCTCAATGGGTAGATTCCTATTGTTTGATTCTGCCTTAACAGATGCACAAGTTACTTTACTCCGCACACATTTAGAGAATGAATATGTAGAGGGGAATGTACTAAATTCTCCTGTAGACAATACTAGTCCTTTAGTGACTGCAATTAGTCTAGAACAACTTGCTGGTACTATCCCCACACCTACAGGGAGTTTAATAGATGTTAAGAAGTCTACCCTATTAGCACTTGGATACACTGGATCAGTAGCTGATATGGAATATCAGTACTTGGTTGATATGGGATACACTGGTGGGTTGCAAGATATGCTAGAGCAGTACTGGGCGTAATGGCTAAAGTAACTAAAGATGAGATTAGAGAAGCTGCTGAAGCAGATTTAATCACATTCATTAAATTAGTAGCCCCCCAAAGATTACTGGGGAATATTCATTCTGAATTAGTGGAGTGGTGGAATAGGTCAGATGCTAAGACACATCAACTGACCCTACTCCCAAGGGGACATCAGAAGAGTAACATGATTGCGTATAGGGTAGCATGGTGGATTACTAAGAATCCAGAGGTTACTATCCTATACATAAGCTCCACAGCAAACCTCGCTGAGAAGCAACTGAAGGCCATACAGGACGTTTTAACATGCTCAGTTTACACTAGGTACTGGCCTGAGATGGTGAACCCCCAAGAGGGTCGTAGAGAGAAGTGGACAGCGGGGGAGATATCAGTAGATCACCCTAAGAGGAAGTTAGAGGGTGTTCGTGATCCTACTGTCTTTACTGCTGGATTGACTACAAGTATCACAGGCTTACACTGTGACATAGCAGTACTTGATGATGTGATCGTACAAGAGAACGCCTACACAGAAGACGGACGTAATAAGGTACGGACTCAATACAGTTTGCTTTCGTCTATTGAGAACCCCGGAGCACAGGAGTGGGTAGTGGGTACTAGGTATCATCCAAGGGATTTGTACAATGATCTCCAAGAGATGCAAGAGGATACCTATGATGATGATGGAGAGTTGCTTGGCAGTGATAACATTTATGAACTCTTTGAAAGAGTAGTAGAAGATCAGGGTGATGGTAGGGGACAGTTCCTTTGGCCTAAGATGCGGAGAGCAGATGGTAAGTGGTTTGGGTTTGATGTTGCTATCCTTGCTAAGAAGCGTGGGCAGTACTTGGATAAGACACAATTTTATGCACAGTACTACAATAACCCCAATGACCCTACAGGGTCTGGGATATCTGCCAACAAGTTTCAATACTATGATCGTAAGCACCTTATACAGAATGAGGGTGCATGGTACTACAAAGATAGAAAGTTAAATCTGTTTGCTGCTATCGACTTTGCATTCAGTCTTAAGAAGCTGGCAGACTTTACTGCCATTGTGGTAGTAGGGTTAGACTTCGAAGGTAACATCTATGTAGTAGATGTAGAACGATTCAAGACTGATAGAATTAAAGACTACTTTGAAAAGATTATGCAAGCCAATGTCAAGTGGGGCTTTAGAAAGATTAGAGCAGAAGTAACAGTAGCACAACAAGCTATTGTAAGAGAGTTACGGGAACAGATTAAACAGTTTGGTCTTGCATTATCAGTAGAGGAGCATCGTCCTAGCCGCCATGAAGGAACTAAAGAGGAGCGTATCGCTGCTGTGCTTGAACCTCGTTATGATAATATGGCTATGTGGCATTATCGTGGTGGACATTGCCAGACTCTTGAAGAAGAGTTGGTTGCATCTCATCCACCGCATGATGACATTAAAGATGCCCTAACATCTGCCATAGAGATTTCAATTCCACCAAAGAGAATGGGTTATATGAAGACAGCACACAACAATGTAATTAGTCATAGCCGCTTCGGCGGTGTATCTTACCGCTAATGAGTAAAGTACAAGAGCTAAGAGACATCCTGACTCCTGAGATATTGGCTGCTGATATAGTATCTAAGTATAGCCAATGGAAGATACAACGAGATGTTAAAGAAGAGGAATGGAAAGAACTTCGTAACTATGTATTTGCGACAGATACATCTACGACATCTAACCGTACACTTCCTTGGAAGAACTCTACTACAACTCCCAAGCTGGCACAGATACGTGACAATCTCCATGCTAACTACATGGCTGCTTTATTTTCTAATCCTGATTGGATGAAGTGGGAAGGTGATAACCAAGACGACAACATCAGGACAAAGAGAGAAGGCATAGAAGCCTACATGAAGAATAAGGTTAAGGCTTCTGGTTTTGAGTTGACTATAGCTAGGTTGCTTTATGACTTTATTGACTATGGTAATGTATTTGGTGAAGTGATCTTTGTTAATGAAGAGACTACAGATACTATTACAGGGGAAACTATTAAGGGGTATGTTGGCCCTAAGCTAATTCGTACTTCTCCATTTGATATTGTATTTAACCCCACTGCAATGAGCTTTCAACAGAGTCCTAAGATTGTACGGTACGTAAAGTCCATTGGGGAATTAGAGCAAGAACTTCAAGAACGTCCTGACCTTGCTTATGATGAAGGGATTATCCAAAAGATAAAAGATGTTCGTACTTCTATTCATGAGTTTCGTGATGGAGATTTGGATAAAGCAGAGGGCTACTTGCTTGATGGGTTTGGTAGCATGAGAGAATATTATGCTTCCGGCTACGTAGAGATACTTGAGTTTGAAGGTGACATCTATGATGCAGCTAGTAAAACCTTTTACAAGAATCATTTAATTACTATTGTTGATCGTAAGTATGTAGCTCGTAAAATACAAAACCCTTCTTGGTTAGGTCATGGAGCTAGGGGGCATGTAGGTTGGAGAGAACGTCCAGACAACTTGTACGCTATGGGGCCATTAGAGAACTTGGTTGGTATGCAGTACCGTATAGACCACCTTGAGAACCTTAAGGCAGATGCACTAGACTTAACCATTCATCCACCTAAAGTAATTACTGGGGATGTAGAAGCATTCACTTGGGGGCCAGATGCAGAGATCCACATCTCTGATGGTGATGGTAGGGTAGAGTTGTTATCTCCTAATGTAGCAGCTTTTCAAGTTAACAATGAAATCGCCTACCTCATGAGCTTGATGGATGAAATGTCAGGTAGTCCTAGAGAAGCTATGGGTATTCGTACTCCGGGAGAGAAGACAGCCTTTGAAGTACAGCAGTTGCAAAATGCTGCTGGTAGAATCTTCCAAGATAAGATTGGTAAGTTTGAAAAAGAGTTTATTGAACCTATCCTTAACATTATGTTGGAGATTGGTCGTAGGAACTTAATAGGTGCTGATGTAGTACGTATCATGGATGATGAGTTAGGTATGGTAGACTTCCTCTCCGTCACTAAAGAAGATATTAAAGCTAGTGGTAGGTTGCGCCCTGTAGGGGCTAACCACTTTGCTGCACAAGCACAGTTGGTACAGAACTTAGCTGGTGTATTCGGAGGCCCGGTAGGGCAGATGATTGCCCCTCATGTATCAACTAAGAACTTAGCTAAGGCAGTTGAAGAACTGTTTGGTTGGGAGAAGTATGCAGTTATTCGTGAGAACGTTGCTATCTTTGAACAAGCAGAGTCGCAACAACTTATAAATAATTTGCAAGAGCAGATGCAAGTGGAACAACAAATACCAGTTGAACCGGGGCTTCCCCCCGAACAACCTCAGGAGGTGATCCAGTAGTGTCTAGGGCTATTTCAGTTCGTTGGACTAAGCACCTAAAGGACAGTGATAAAGTCAAACTGGAAGAACGACTCACTAATTGTGCAGACGTACTTTCTGTTCTTAAGAACATTCTTGAGGAAGACATTAGAACTGTAGATAAAGCTATAATGAGTAAAGACAACTACCAAATGGGAGCATGGGAGTTTTTCCAAGCAGACCAGATAGGTAGCAAGAGAACATTAATTAAACTATTAGAGTTAATCCCATGACTGACCAGTCAAGTATTTTTAAATCGGAGTCTACCCAGACCCCTGCTGCTACTGAGACAGCACAAGCTCAGGAACCTGTACAAACTGTAGATGCCTATGCAGACCTGCTGGCAACTATTAAGAGTGCAGATGGACGACAGAAGTATGCGGATGTAATGTCTGCTTTGAAGAGCTTACCACATGCTAATGACCACATTTCTAGGCTAGAAGCTGAGATGGAAGAGTTGCGAGGGGAAGTTGCTAAGAGGCAATCAGCAGAAGAAGTACTTCAACGTCTAGAAAGCAGGACGCAGGAACAACCAGAACAACCCTCTGGTAATGCTGTTGATCTAGCACAACTAGAACGGTTAGTAGATAGTAGACTAACTGCTCGACAAATGGCTGAGTTACAAGCAAGCAATCTTAAATCGGTTGTGAGCAAAGTAGCTGAAGTCTACGGTGACAAGGCTGAAGCAATGTTCTATACAACTGCTAAAGAGGCAGGCTTGACTATGGAACAGATTAATAATCTTGCAGCAACGGCACCAGCCGCTGTACTTAAACTGGTAGGGGTTCAAGGCAAGGGGTTTAATATTCCTGCTAAGACTACTAGTAGTTTTAATACAGAGGCAATGAATAACAATGGTCAAGTTCAACCATCTGCTAAGGTGCGCTATGGCGCTACCACTAAAGAGATGGTGACTGCTTGGCGAAATGCTAAACCAACTAATTAATAGAGGATACAAACATGGCTGGTCAAAATACTAGCAATAGTACTGCTTTCATTGAAGCGGAACAGTACTCCCAGTTTATTCTGGAAAACCTGCACGACGGTATGCTCCCCGATGGTTTGACACGAGATGTGTCTGACTTCGGTACTGGCACCACTCTGAACATCAAGACTGTTGGTACTCGTACCATTCAGGATGTACAGGAAGGTGTGGCAATGACTTTCAATCCTATTGACTCTGGTACAGTTACTCTGACTATCACTGATTATATCGGTGATGCTTGGTCAGTATCTGATGAGTTGCGTGAAGATGGTTCACAGATTGATCAGCTTTCTGCTGCATCAGCTATGGAATCTACTCGTGCTATTCAAGAGAACATTGAGACTAAGTTCCTGATTGCTTGTGCTAACGCACAAACTGCAAACTCACAGAACCTTGTGAATGGCTTTGCTCACCGTTTCTATGGTGGTGGTGCCTCCAAGCAAGTAGAACTGATGGACTTTGCTTACATGAAGCTGGCCTTTGATAAGGCTAACGTGCCTGTAGCTGGTCGTATTATGTTCGTAGATCCCATCGTGGAGATGACCCTGAACAGTTTGGTTGCTGTAACTAGCATTGCTAACAACCCAATGTTTGAAGGTCACTTGACTGAAGGTTTCTCTCGTGAACATAAGTTTATCAAGAACATCTTCGGCTTTGATATCTATACTTCTAACCGTCTGGCTCTGACTACTGGTGATCTTACCAACGTCACTGACCGTGATGGGGGTGCCGTAACTGGTGCTGCTGGTGAAGTACTGAGCATTGCTATGTGTGTTGCCGATGACAACTGCAAGCCGATTATGCGAGCATGGCGTCGTCAGCCTTCTGTAGAAGGATGGCGTGAGTCTGAAATGCGGGAAGATCGGTATCAAACTTCAGCACGATTTGGTTTCGGTGCGCAGCGTGTTGATACGCTGGGTGTTCTAATCACTTCTGCATCAGCCTACTAAGGAGATATACAATGACTATTGAAACTGCTGCTGTACGAGGCGTAGCCGTACATTATGGCCCCCGTGTTACCACTGGTAAATACGGTCGCTATGGTAATGAAACTGGTAGTGTAAAAACTGCCGAGTGGACTTTCAACTATGATGATCTGCCTGCATACGATACTGATATTCTAGGTGTTAGCATTCCTGCTTACGCCAAGATTGTATCTGCTCGTTTGGAAGTACTTACTGCATTCACTTCTACCTCTACTACTACAGACTTGCTGATTGGTTTGGAAAGTGCGGTAGGTGTTGCTATTGATGCAGATGGCCTCATCGCTGCTGCCCAAGCTACACAGACTGCCATTGGTACTCGTGGCTTGGGTGTTGTGGGTGCTGGTGCTCTGGTAGGTACTGGTATTGGTGCCGCTGCTGGTAAGCTGGTAGTTGCTCCATCAGTTGATGACTTGCTGACCGGCAAGGCCCGAGTGGTTGTGGAGTATATCGTAGAAAAAGTCGGTAACTAAGTTACCATCTGGACGGGGGAGCTTCGGTTCCCCTTGTCCTTTTAATTAGGAGATTAACTTGGCTATAGAACACGTGGATGCGCCAGATGGCGAGCGGCATGAACCTAAAGGATTAGCTGCTGCTACAACAGGCCAGATTTATGTGGCTCGTGGGGGGGATACTGGGGAATGGATGTTCTTGCCTGCTGGTTGGGGTAACTATAGTGATAATGCTACTGCCCAAACTTTTGATTCTACATCAGCAAAGCTAAGTATTAATGGTGCTGGTAGTACTACAGAACTTAATTACTTGCCTAGAGAAATTCGAGGTGTTGGCAACTTATGGAATACATCAACAAATAAAATTACTCCTATACGAATAGGTGATAGTTATAACCTGAGACTGACTTTGCCAGTAACAGCAAAATCTGGCACTCCTACCGTACTACAAGTAGATCTAGATATTGGTGGTGGAGCGACACCAACAAATTTAGTAGTAATTCTAGATATTGCATTAACAAAAACTCCTCCATATACTATTTCAGTGGGCATTCCTATTTTTTGTTTGGCTACTTTTTTAACTAATGGTGGTCAGATTTTTTTAAAGACTGATACTGGCACACTAGATATTACTGCACCTAGTATATTCTTAGATATGAATACTAGTGGTAATATATAATGGCTAAATTAACTTTATTAGATATTGTACAAGATATTTTATCTGACATGGATAGTGATACTGTTAATAGTATTAGTGATAGTGTGGAATCTTTACAGGTAGCACAGATTGTTAAGACTACATTTTTTGAAATTATTACTGAGGGTGAATGGCCTCACTTAGCAGAACTATTTCAAATTACTGGAAGTGGTGATAACTCTTTGCCTACCCACATGACTTTGCCAGAGAATGTTAGGTATGTTGAGTGGGTTACATACAATAAACGAACTGCTAGTGATACTAAAGATGAGTACGTTGATGTACGATACAAAGAACCCGCAGAATTTATGGCCCATATTAACCGAAGAGACAGTAGCCTAGCATCAGTTACTACTATCACAGATCCCACTCTAGTTAAACTATTAATTATTAATGACACTGCCCCAACATACTACACATCTTTCAACAACGATGTATTGGTATTTGATAGCTACGATAGTGGAGTAGACAGTACTATACAGAGTGCAAAAATCCAGTGCTATGGATATAGGGAACCTGTCTTTACTATATTAGATAATTTTATACCTGACTTGCCCTCTAAGGCATTTCCTTATCTTTTGTCTGAGGCTAAGTCCGTATGCTTTAACGTACTTAAGCAAGCAGCTAATCCTAAGGAAGAGCAAAGGTCTACTAGGCAGCGTCGAAGACTCTCACAGGATAGGTGGAGATTGGCTGGTGGTATCACATATCCTAATTATGGCCGAAGGGGTAAGAAATAATGAAGTATGGTAACAAAGAACTTATAGTTGAGATGGCTCCTATGGGCAGACACTATGTTATGCGCTTCACTAAGGGGGGAGAACTCCCTGAAGTACTTCGTGGTATGTACACCTCTCCAGTAGAAGCATACAAAGCTGCCCAACTGTATTTAGATACGGCTCAGAAGTCTTAGATGGCTGTAGTTGCTGGTCAAAAGACATACTACTCCTTCGTAAAAGGACTAGTTACTGAAGCAAGTCCTCTGTTATACCCAGAGAATAGTGCTATTGTAGTAGATAACTTCCTTCTTAATCGTACTGGTAGTATCCAACGTAGGTTAGGGATGGAGTATGAAGCAGCCCATGTCTTAAGAGACTCTGGTAAAACTGCCGCGTCTTTAGCTGCCTCTGCAATCAACTTTAATGTCTGGAATAATGTCTCTAATAAACCAACCCTTCGATTTGGGGTAGTACAAATTGGAAGTGATCTTTGGTTCTTTGATTTATTTAAAGATACTTTGTCTGCTAATATTAAAAATAGTGGTCTAGCAGTTAACACCACTGGAATTGGGGATACTATTGCTACTGTTTCAGCTATCAATGGTTATCTTATTGTAACAAGTAAAGAGTTTTCTCCTTTTTATCTTGAGTATGATGAAGCTACTGATACTATTACTAAGACTGCTATCGCATTTTCTATACGAGATCTATTTGGTATTGATGATGGCCTTGCAGTTAATAATCGTCCTAGTACTCTGAGTCAAGATCACAAATATAATCTGCTTAATCAAGGGTGGGAATTACCCCAGATCACTTCTTTCCATTCTGCTCAAGGGGTGTACCCCTCGAACTCAGATATACAATACTTAGGCAAAGATGCTAATGAAGACTTTGATTCTTCATTGATCATCAAACAGTACTTTGGTAATACTCCTGCACCAAAAGGTAGGACAATTATAAATGCTTTCTCTAGGGGATTGAGCCGACAACAACAAGCAGATGTCTTTATTGTTAACTTGTCGGGTAGTGAGTTTGGAGTAGATTATAGTTTTGATTTGGATACTCAATACTTCCAGTCATTAGTAACATCAAACTTTACTTCACTTAATTTAGATACTGAAACTAGTAGAATATCTGTGTCTGCATCTTTTTCTGGTAGGATTTTTTACTCTGGAGTAGAGAGTTTAATCACTTCACCGGATAAAAATTCTCCTGATTACTCCGGCTTTGTTTTTTTCAGTAAGCTAATCTCTAGTGTGAAGGACTTGGGTGAGTGCTACCAAGAAGCAGACCCTACTTCGGAACACATCTCAGATATTATTGCGTCCGATGGTGGATACATACAGATACCAGATGCAAGCAACATTCACAAGTTAATTCCTACGGATAGATCCCTCATAGTACTAGCAGAGAATGGTGCATGGGAAATTCTTGGTGATGTCCAATCAGGGTTTAGTGCTACTGGTTATCAAGTCAATAGGGTTAGTAGTATTGGTGCTATTGGCCCCGAAAGTATTATAGATGTAGAGGGAACTATTCTATATTGGGCAGAAGGGGGTATATATGTACTTGCTTATGACCAAGCATCTGGGTTTATGCGACCTAAGAATCTTTCTGCTACTACTATACAGACTTACTACTCCTCCATTCCATCAGTAGCTAGGCAGAATGCCAAAGCATCTTTTGATCCAGAAACTCGTAGAGTATCTTGGTTATACAATGATGATCCAGAGTATACTGGATACACGGAGAAATCTAATTACAATAGGGAACTAATTTTTGACACCTTGTTGCAAGCATTCTACACAAATACCGTTAATAGAATTCCTGAAGATGCTGATGCACCTATGTTAGCAGACTTTGTGATTATGCCAAACTTTGTTACTACTGATTATGCAGAGCCTATGGTAATTAATGGGGATCAAGTACAGATTAATACTGTTGATGTGACTCTAAGCAAAGATGTATTTACTAGGGGAGCTAGTTACACCAAGTATTTGACTGTACTTCCCAACTCAGCAGGAAATTTAAAGTTCACTTTTAGTAGCTATCGTAGTGGTACTTTCTTTGATTGGTATACTTACAATACTGCTGGTAGTAACTACACTAGTGAATTGCTGACTGGGTTTGAATTGGCAGGGGATGCTTCTAAATGGAAACAAGCACCCTATGTATCTTTTCATTTTACTAGAACGGAGACTGGATTTGAATCTGATGGGCTTGGGGGTCTTGTTGCTACTAATCCTAGTGGTTGTTTTGTTAGTGCTAGATGGGATTTCTCTGACCACGCTAATAGCGGAAAGATTGGAGATGCATTCCAAGCCTATAAGCTACTCAGAAATTATATTCCTGTGGATGTTAATGACGACTTTAATTATGGTCAGTCTGTGATTGTTACTAAGAACAAAATTAGGGGCAAAGGAAAGGCTCTGTCTATGCAGATTACTTCAGAGTCCGGTAAAGACATGAACTTATTGGGTTGGTCTATCCCATTCATAGGGAGTACAGCACCATGAGTCATGCTCTTGTTGAGCTTGCTCAATGTACTGAGGAACAATTACAAGAAGTAATCAAACTCTCTGTATCTGATGAGCAAGTAGAGGTAGATATCGTTCATAGTTTTAGTCCCGGACTGTATATTAGAGAGATGCATGTACCTGCTGGTACTATGGTAATTGGTAAGTACCACAATACAAGCCATTTAAACTATATGCTGAAGGGTAAGTGTGTATTCTCTACCCCTAAGGGGGTAACCACTGAGGTTACTGCCCCATTCCAAGCTACTACTGGGCCGGGAAGGAAGATTGCTTACTTCACTGAGGATTCTGTGTGGGTAAATGTCTTCCCCACTGAAACTAGGGATGTAGAAACTTTAGAAAAAGAACTATTTCAACCAGAGACTGCATTAGTAACAGAGCACCAGTCTTATAAGGCAGCTTATGAGGCTCTAGGAGAGCTTGAGAGAGAAGACTTTAGCCATGCCTGTAGGGAGCTAGGGTTTAGTGAAGAAGACGTTCGTACAGCCTCTTTAAATGCGTCTGATTGCATACCATTTCCTGATGGTAGCTATAAAGTCATAGTGCAGGACTCTTACATAGAGGGTAAAGGTTTGTTTGCAACAGCCAAGATTAAATCTGGGGAGGTTATTGCTCCTGCTAGGGTATCAAAGATGAGAACTCCTGCTGGTAGGTACACCAACCACTCAGTTCTGCCTAATGCAGAGATGGTAATGTTGCCCAATGGGGATGTGAACTTGGTAGCAACACTAGATATTGAGGGGTCTTCTGGTGGCTGTGTTTTTAATGAGATCACAGTAGATTATGTAGAGGCTTTTTTGAATACGAGGATAGAAGAATGAGTGCAATAGTCTCAGCGATTGGAGCTACGGCAGTTGCTGCTGGTGCATTGGCTGTATCTGCGGTGGCCTTAGTAGGTGGTGCTGTAGAATCTCGTAAGGCGGGCAAAGCACAACGACAGTCTATGGAAATACAACAAAGACAGGCAGACATTCAAGCTGCTCGATCTAGGTATGCTACTGTTAGACAGTCTCGTATGACTAGAGGTGCTATGGAACAAGCGGCTGTTTCTCAAGGAGTATCAGGAAGTTCTGGTATCTTAGGGGCAGCAGCAGGACTCCAAGCTGCTACTGCTAGTGAGCTGGGTACTAGCCTCACCTTACAAGGACTATCGCAACAAGCCACTGCTGCTAACCAAGCGGCTTCATCTGCTCAATCTAATGCTGCTATCTGGGGAACAGTTGGGGGATTGAGTGGTTCTATCTTTAGTGATCTGGGTGGCTTTAGTACTCTAGGTAAGAAGGGAGGGACTACCTAGATGGCAATCGGAATTACTCCAGAAGAAGCTAGGGCACTAGGAGTCTCCTATGAGGATGCTAGTACTACAAGTAGGAATGTTACTCAACAAGTAGCTACCGATAAAGCGTACAATGTTATCTCTAATTATGAGATGGAAAACATTGATAATGCCATTGCTACTTATACAGGGACTACGACTGAACCCCTTGATGCAATGGAGTTTATTGCTCTTGACAAAGAACAAGCACAGCCATTAATTGCTGAGACTTCTTTAGTAGAAGAAGCATTTTATGCTACTAGATTACGATCTGTTACTGATTCTACAGCAGATATCATGGGGGATTACGACTTCTTCCATAAGGTAAAGGATGATCTAATAGCTACTGGAAGTAGCCCAGAGTTGGCTCAAGTCTACAAGGAGTTGACTTCATTGACTCCTGAACTGGATAGGGCAGCTATGATGTCTATCTTAGAGGATCAAACAATACCTCAAAATATTAAAGAACAATCCTTTAAGACCTTCCAACAAAAAGGTGGGGAGCTATTAGATCTTCGACAAGAGTACGTCAATGCTACTGCTGCCTTAGAATCTATAGAAGCTGACCGAGAGAAGCGGCGATCTGCTCCATTAGATCTTACCTTTCTTCAAGAAAGGTTAGAATGGAATCAAGAAAGAACTAATGAAATCAATGCAGTAGCCTCACAATTAGACCCTTCAGTATCTTCTTTCTGGTTGGGTGTGGGAGAGATAATTATTCCATTTATGGATCAAGTGTATGTCCAATCATTAAAAGATAAAGTACTTGGTGAGGGTGGTGTAGCTAGTGATGTAGCTGGGGCTATTTTATTTGGAGAAAACAAACAACAGATTAGAGAGGCAATACGAAAGATGCCTTTTGATCAACGTAAGGTAGCTGTTCGTGCAATGATCGAGGCTGTCAGTCAGTTGCCGGGAGGTGACTACAAGAAAATGATGTACCTCAGTACCTTAACAGATACGGGGGAGTATGCTACTTGGGAACGGGCCATTGATAATATAGTGGGGGTATTAGATACACTCACTGTAGCTGGCGTATTGGGCAAGGCAATTGTCAAAACAGGTGCAACGTTACTAAGAACACATCCAGCATCTGCTATAGAAACTGCTCGTATAGCTAGTAGGGCGGAGGCGGCTAGGTTAGCTACGGCTGCATTAATGGAAGCTACTGGGGATGCTGCTAAGTCTATGGGCACTAGTAAGGTTGAGGTGGCTAATACATATCTCCTACCTAAAATGTCTGATGAAGTTCTTAATGATTTGCCTACAGATGTAGTACAGCGTCTTAATGAGATTGAAACAAGACATGCTGGTATCTACGATAACCTTAAAACTAGTGGTATTAACTACACAGATGCAGAAAAGGTCGCTGCTCTTCAACAGACAACAAGAGATATTGCAGAAGTGCAGGGTATGCACTTGCGTATGGAATCTACTACTCTATCTACAGATGGGGAGTCTTTGTTTGGTACTGCCATGTATGGCAAGACATCTGAGAAATCCTTTGCTAGTGCAGAGGCTGCTGCTAAGGCAGCGTTAGACTCTGGTATACCTGTAGAAGAAGTTTCCTTCTTTGTTCGTAATGCAAAGACTGGTGAGTTAGATAGAGTCCCTCTTACTGCTGGAGAGTTAACTGAAAAGGGGACTATTCCAACTAGCAGGGCACTATTTGGTGGGCCGAAAGGTCGAGGGTTTGGTACAGCTAGTGAGGCCGCTGAGTGGGCGGCTGCTTCTGGTAAGAACCCTAGAGATTTGCAGGTTATGGAGAGGTTGCCCACTGGTAAGATGAAGCCTATCTTCCTCTCTTTAGGAGAAATTACTTCTTCTGTTTTGACTAGAGCGGAGATGGCAGCAGGGGCTGGGCCAGCTAGGACTGGTAAGTTTTTTGTGGAGGAGTCCCGATTCTCTCTGGCATCTGTGCCAAAAGGCTCTGAGTTCTACATAGGTAGGACATTCTCTCGTCCATTTGATTTACGAGATGCTGCTATTTTCGGTGGTGATAGTATATCTAGGGTAGCAAAGATACAAGGGGCTAGTTATATTGCAGACATTACCTCCAAGTTTGATAACTGGTTTGCTAGGGCTGCTCTTAAGGCAGCAGACAATGCTACTGCTATAGAGAAACAGTTTTTAGATATGGTTAGGCAAGATGTGTCCTCTCTGAAAAGAGGGCAGAAGGCTGATCTTTTCAAGGCATTGGAACAAGGGTCAACAGACTCTGTTACTTATACTAGAACAGACTTGGCTACTAAGTTTGGATTAGATGAGGGAACTATTAGAGCATACTACACTTACAGGAAAGTGCAGGATCTTTCTTGGTTTCAAACTAATAAGACCTTCCGCAAGAAGCTGGAAGGTATGGGCATGAAAGAGGTCAAGGGCATCTCTTCTGTAGATGGTAGACAGTTTGCTGCTCCTCTTACTAGAGAACAGGCTAGTAGTGTTACTCATGTGTATGATGCCAAACAATCTAAAGTTATCCCAGTTACTAAAGAGTACTTGGATGAGATGTATGCTGCTGGCAATTCCTTAGGTAAGATGCATAGTCCAATCAAGACCTTGGATAGTAGGACTTCCCATGTACTAATTGATAACAAGACTACTACCCTTGGTAGGTTGCCAGATAGCCCACTCCCTTACATAGATGGGTACTATCAACGATCTTACCGAGAGAACTACTTCCTTGATAAAGTTCCTAAGAACGGAATCATGGTAGATGGTAAGTTCATTAATGATCCAGTAATACTAGAGGCTAAGTATGGTTCTGCTATAGCAGCAGGTACTAGCAAGGGCGTTCTGCAAGGCAAAGTAAATGACCTCAATGCTAATTTAGCTGCTAATGCAGACTACTACTATCGTGTGCGACGAGCCAATGAGTTTGATGATGTTGATGTAGCAGAACTACAGTTACGAAAGAGTTACCAGAATGCTTCTAGAGGTAGGGGTGTCCACCTAGAGGGTCAGATAGATAATTCCCTAGCTGCTATTGCTGATCCAATGGAATCTTTATTTAATAATATCCGTACTATGTCTAAGTATGTAGCAACAGATGACTTCATGGCTAGTTCACAACAACGGTGGGTTAATACATGGGGCAAAGCTACTGGTGGTAAGTACCCATTAAATTTTAAAGATGTTGCAAAGGGTAGACTAACTGACGATGAGTATGCTTCTGCTAGAGCAGTACATAAGCAGTTAGAAATGATGAACATGGCTACTGGAAAGACTGATGCAATCTGGCGTAACTTTATGCTGGCTGCTTCTGAAACTCTAGATGGTAGGTCTTTGATGTTAGCTGACATGACTAGAGGGTTGTCAGAGATCAGTCCTGTAGGGGCTGTACGAAGTGTCTCCTCTACACTGTTCATTGCCCTCCGTCCTATTAGGCAGTTGGTAATACAACCAGCACAGCTTATGCAGTTAGCCTTTGTAAGTCCCTTGTACTATGCCAGTGGTAGAGCATCCAGAGAGTTGTTGGCTCTGTCTTTATCAAGGGCTACTTGGGGCAATGTAGACCTGACTGCTAAGGTTAATGACATAGGGGCTAAACTCTTTGGAACTACTCCAAAAGAGTACGAGACTATTGCTAAACACTACTATGATAAGTCTGGTTTGCCATATAGTGTAGATAGTCACTTGTATATTGATGGAATCGTAAAGGATGTACATGCCAGCCACCTAGATAGTGGGCTGAAGAGGGCAGTGTCAACTGCATTAGCTCCGGTCAGGGCTGTTGTAGGCTTATCTAAAAAGATTGGCTTTGATACTGGGGAATTCATTAACTTAACTGGTAGTTGGTTAACTGCTAGAGATAGGTGGATGAAGGCAAACCCCACTATAGCTACCAAATGGGCAGACAAACAGTATGTAGATGTCATTGATGCAGATGCAAGGGCATTGTCTTACGCCATGACACAACCGGGCAGCTTTGCCTACCAACAAGGCTTGTTGTCTTTACCATTACAGTTCATATCAGTGCCACACAAGGCTCTTCTGTCTGTACTTCCTGCTGCTTGGGGTGGTAGTCGTACCCTAAAGGGCATAGAGAAGGCTGGGATAGCTGCTGGCAATCTAATTATGTTTGGTGGGGTGGGTGTTGGTATAGATAGTGCCCTACAAACAGTCTTAGAGACTACGGGGGCTGTTCTTACCGAAGAAGCGTCTATGGGAATTAGGGGTGGATTGATGGATCTTGGTATGAATTCGTTACTAAGAACATTATCAGATGATGAGAATGATGGCACTGCCATTAAGTTCTCTGATAGCTTTTCTCCAATATCTGATAAGGTAATTCCCGGAGCAGAGATACTTACCCATCTATTAGATGGGGAGGTTAGTGCTTTAATAGGCCCATCTTTCCATGCACTGGGAAGATTCAATGAAGTGTTTAATGATATTAAAGTTATTACTGCCAAGCCTGATGCTTCTACTCCCGAGAAAATTGTACAGACTATGGCTTCTGTAGCTAGTCTAGCCTCTGGGTTTAATGATGGCATTAAGACTATGATAGCTATGAATGCTGGGGTGCTTGTGTCTAAGAGTGGGGATGCAGTAGTAGAAGCTACCTACCAAGAAGCTATGGCAAAGATGTTTGGACTACAGACATATGCAGAGGTAGCTACATGGGACATGGCTAGGAAATTGGGGGATCGTAATCAGTTAGCTAAAGATTGGGCTGCTTTGCTACATGCTAACTACTCTAAACAAAGACTAGCACAAGGTAGTACTAAAGCGGACTTTATGGAATTAGTGAGTAGGTACAAAGCTCTGGAGAACTTAGTTGATCCTGATATATTAGCCTTGGCCTACAAAGAGTTAGTGAAGTTGGAGACTAGGAGTTTATCTACTACCCAAGATAGTATGCTTAACTGGCTAATTAATGATGCTATGAATGGGCCAGAAGCTAGACAGAAAGCAATTGATTACATTAATGGTAGTTCAAATTCACAAGAAATAAAGGATGATATGATTAAAATCTTAGAGTTGGGGATTAAATAATGGCTACCTTTCAACCTGATCGACCAACTACAGACTTAGGTGCTGCTACCTTTGTACAACAAGGGGTTAAGGATGTGGGTAGGGAGTCCCTTGCTAATCTACTTGCCACTGCTGGTAAAGCAGCATGGGAATTTAAGGTGGCTGGTGATATTTCTCAGACTCAGGAGCAGGCAGCACAAGCCATTACTGAATTCACTAATCAAGCAACTAGTGCTAACGATGCAGTAATTAATGCACAGGCTCAGTTCATAGAGGCTAATGATGCTGTGCAGTGGGGGGCTAGTTCATATAGTCCCACTGCGGATGAGGTCAAAGCATTGGAAGATGCAAAGACTAATTTAGCTAGGGTAAAGACAGCAAGAGCAAACAATGTCATTACCGAAACAGAGATGAGGGCTAGGGTATCTGACATTACTCGTAAGGGTATCTCTTTAATGCCGGGTAGGAGTCGAGAGTTCATTCAAGCTAGTAATGAAGCACTTGGCACCTACTCCGGTAACATTCAGTTGGAGGCAGAAAGACAAGCCGTTCTTATGAAGACTAGGCAGGATTCTCAAGTAGAGGTTGATAAGCAAACAGATAAAATTTATGGGATGGCCCTTACTGCGGGCATAAGTCCTGTTGATTCTCAAGGTAGAATAAGAGATAGGCAGCAAGTGATTGCCGAGTACTCCCCCTTAGCAGTAGACAACCAGTACATTGCACAGGTTACTGCTCAAGTACAGGGGAATGAGGTGTTTCAGCAGCAGGTACTGCAAGATCCTCGTATGCTTAATAAGTTATCTACTTCTAATTTAATGGATCTTAATGCTGCATACAAAAGTTTGGATACTATGGTAGATCCACAAACTAACCAGCCATTATCCATAGAACAGAAGATAGTTCAGCTACAGACTTTCAAAGCACAAATGCAATCTAAATTTGCTGGTGAGTATGGTGGTGCCCAAGAGACAGCACAGTATAAGAACATGGTTAGTATGATAGATAGTCAATACGCCCTATTAGAAAAGAATCTTATGGGGGGAACTAGTAAGGATTATTCCGTTAATCTTGTATCTACTGCTGCTAATGAGATTACTATGACAATTCAGAATAACCCTGTACTACGAGAGGCTATGATCTTGAAGCAAGTAGTGGGTGAGGGGCAGTTGTTAGAAGTCTTGCGGCAAACTGGAGCAGTAGATTTTGTGTCTGCTATATCCTCTGCTGTGAGGGGACTTCCATTACGAGCAACTGGTAGTAATACCCCAGAGGAGCAAGCACAAACCTTTGCAGTTGGTTCTACTATTCATGCAATGGTACAAGAGTTGGCTGGAGGTGAGTGGGGTACTGATGATACTGATCAGGTAGTGCAAGCAACTACAGGATACTTAAGTAACTGGCAAGCTGACACTGCCAAGAATAATAAAGTTCTGTTTACTATGTTAGCTGACCCAAACTTCTTGCCTTTGTCTGATAGGATTCCAGATGAGGCTAAGGATAATGTAGGTTCTGCTTTGGCTGATGTTGTCTTTGATACTATGATGAATCATGTTGGCCCTAGAGTTAATACTAATACTATGACAATCACCACTAGTGGTAGTGGTACATCAATAACAGCGAAGTCAAATGCTACTAAAGAAGATAGAGCTACCATACAACAGTTGAATAGTTTAACACAACAAATGCAAATGGCTGTTAAGGGGATACTCCATCTACAGGGAAGTGAGCAGTATGCTAGTGCCAATAAAGCTATAGGGGATATCATGCAAAGTGTTGCCCAGTCAGCTACTGTAAGTAATGCTGAAGCTGCTGCTACTCTTAAAGAAGAAAAGAAAATCTTTTGGGATTGGGTATGGAAGGATGGTACTGGCACATTAGAGCAGTACAAAGCTAAACTAAAGGCTAGAGAGGCAACTGTTCCTAGTAACAAAACCCCAGAGGTGGGTTCTATAGAGCAAGGTTGGAAGTTCAACGGTGGTGATGCAGGAGATGCAGCTAACTGGACTAGGGTAGCATAATGGCAGAGCCTTGGTTGAAGTATGCTCCTACTGATGGGCCTTGGACTACATATGCTAAGGCTGCTGGAACTGCTGCACAGGCCGTGGCAGAAGAAGCTGTTGATTTTATTCCCATTATTGGAGATGTTAAGGGTGCTATCGAAACTAAAGAAGCCTTTGATAAAGGAGATAAACTAGGGGTAGCTTTGGGTGCTGCTAGTATGTTTCCTATTATTGGAGATATTCTAAGTAAGGGAGGTAAAGCTATTAGAAAGGGGGGTTTGCCGGGATTTAAATTAGAAACTACTACTCCTAATTTTGATGCGGCATTAAAAGATCCTGAATATTTTCGCACAGCTAAAAAAGTTGAAGTGCGAATGGTGGAAATGTCTCCATCGGAATACATTAGGGCAGCAGCAGAGGGATTTACCAAGGAGGGTTATCCTACGGGGCCAATTGCCCTTAGAGAATCTAGAAATCCTAAGTTAGTGGGGCAATATGCAAAAGATATGGAGGCTGGCGACAAGTTCCCTGCCCTGTATCTTGACTATTCTAAGGGTGGGTTTGGACAGGAAGGTCTTCATCGTGCAATGGCAGCAGAAAGTTTGGGTTATGAGACTGTCCCTGTAGCAATACGAACAGATGTTGGAGTTTCAAAATGAAGTACTTTAAGAGAGAAGAGTTTGTCTGCCCTTGTTGTGGGGTAGAGGATATGCAGGAAACATTCTTAAACATGCTAGACATAGCAAGAGGAGAGGCAGGTGTTTCATTTACAATTAATTCTGGCTATAGGTGTAAGTCTCATAATGCAGAGGTCGGAGGGGCTACTCATAGTGCACACACTACCGGATATGGAGTTGACATTTCTTGTACCAGTACAGCAAACAGATTCAAGATTGTCAATAGCTTACTAGCTAGGGGATTTAATAGGATTGGTATTGCTAACTCATTCATTCATGTTGATTGTGATCCCAGTCTACCATGCAAAGTAATATGGGTGTACTAAGATGAGTGTATTAAATCTATTGATAGGCCCAGTCACAAGCCTACTGGATAAGTTCATTGAGGATAAGGATCAGAAGAGTGCTTTGGCGCATGAAATTGCAACAATGTCAGAGAAGTACGTGCAAGAAAGTGCGTTGGCTCAGATAGCAGTGAATAAGGTAGAGGCTGCTAGTCCTTCTTTATTTACATCTGGCTGGCGACCTGCTACAGGGTGGGTATGCGTACTAGGTATGGCAGGTAACTTTCTTGTTATACCCTTTGCAAACTTTGTAATGGCTTTAACAATGGAGATTCCTGTCACAGTACCTTTAATACCTTTAGATACAATGTTACCTGTGTTACTGGGTATGCTTGGTCTTGGTGGACTGAGGACTTTTGAGAAGACGAGGAAGTAAGATGACGGCACTAGAGTTTATTAACACTGCATGGCCTGTTGCTGTAGGGTTTATTACTCTGGTGATTGTGCTGGCTAAGATGCACAATGACATTGATACTTTAAAGGAGAAGGTTAAGGTAATGTTTGAACTATGGAATAAGAGGGGGGATTAACCCCCTCATTTCCTATGCTGCGATAGTATTATCTGCCATAGTGATTGCCCAGTACTGTTCAAACATCTCCTTCATATAGGCAGGGATACGGATACGTTCTTGCACTCCCTTGCTATCTTCCAGTGTCATAGTGTACTCATTACCATGGTTCCATGAGTATGCAATGATGTTCTTGCCTTTGAATACCTGCATACTGTGCTCTACTCGTAATCCCATTCTTCATTCTCCATTCTAAGATTGATTTCTTCTTGTACCATGAGTAGGTCTAAAGGATCACCTGTTCTAGCTTGATCACTTGACAACAACTCCTCCCCATTCAAGTAACAACCACTACCAACATCCCTAAAGAATGCTTCATACCTATCTGCTCTTTGTCTCTGTCTTTTACCTCCTTTGTTATTAAGAACAGAGTGTACCGTTGTCCTAGATAGATCCAAAGACTCAGCAATCCATGATATAGACTTACCATCACGATGTAAAGCCTTGATGACAGACTGCTGAATGTGGTTCACATCATTACTCACAACTTTTAATGCCTGTGTCTACATCTATGTAGCAGGCTTGTGGTTCATCAGTAGTAGTTCGTTCAACTAAGATACCAAACCTTTTGCCTGATGGATTAAAGGTCGTGACACCCTTACAACCAAGCTCCCATGCCTTAGTATAGATAGCCTTGAACTTATCCCAAGGTAGGGTAGGATCTACGTTGATCGTCTTCGATACAGCAGAGTCTACATACTTAGAAGATAGAGCCAACACAGCAAGGTGCTCATCCTCTGTACATTGCATAGCTGTCTTACCTTTAGTTCCGTACTCACGGTAAGCATAGTCACTCACTGTCTCTACTATAGGGCCATTGAAAGTTTGTATGGTACGGTCATACTCATGGCTAAACACTGGCTCAATGCCAGAGGATACATTGTCAGCAGTTAGACTGATAGTTCCTGTAGGTGCTATGCTAAGTAGGTGACTGTTCCTAATGCCATGCTTCTTGATTAGCTTTTGTACTGAGTTCGGGAGGGTCTGGATAAACTCTCCTTTAAGGTAGTACTTAGCATCGTAAAGAGGGAAGACACCCTTCTCACTAGCAAGTAAAGCACTAGCCTTGTAAGTCTCATCTCTAAACACTCTCAGGACTTCCTCAAGCCACTCTAAGAAGGCTGCTGAACCATACTCGTACCCTAGTATCTCCCCTGCATTGGCTACCCCTGTAAGCCCTAAGCCCATCCTACGTTTGTTGTAAGATTCTTTCTCTTGTTCTACTAATGGGAAAACTGTGTTGTCATGGATGTTATCCATAGCCCTTGTCACTATGGGGATGTCTTGTTTAAACTGCTCGAAGTCAAAGCCTACGTCCGTAGTTACGTACTTAACTAAGTTGTAACTACCCAACAGGCAAGCACCGTATGGTGGTAGTGGCTGTTCTCCACAAGGATTAGTAGCCGCAATCTCCTCACAATAGTACAGGTTATTCATCTCATTAATACGGTCAATGAACAGTACACCCGGCTCTGCCCATTCCCATGTAGATCGCATGATCTCTTCCCATAGGTTAGCTGCATTTACAGTCTTGTATACCCTACCCTCAAAGGTAAGGTTGAAGGATTTGTTCTTAGTAACACACTCCATGAACTCATCAGTCACACCAATAGAGATGTTGAAGGCAGTGAGTTGATCACTGTTCTGCTTGGCTCTAAGGAACTCTTCAATGTCTGGATGGTCTACCCTAAGCACACCCATCTGAGCACCCCTACGATGACCTGCACTAGCTATAGTCTTACATATAGCATCATAGATCTGCATGAATGATACTGGGCCAGAGCTACGACTACCAAGAGATACAATGTTATCTCCCTTAGGTCGTAGGTTACTGAAGTCATACCCTATACCACCACCTAAGCGCATAGTCTCCGCAGCTTCTGTAGCTGTCTGCATAATAGACTTCATTGAATCCTCTACTGTGCCACTGACAAAACAGTTGAAAGCAGTAAGAGTACGAGGGGCACCAATGGCAGCTTGTGTCCTACCACCACCCATAAATCTTTGATTCAGTAGTATGCTACGTAAAGCAAGGAAGTGTTCATGGTTGTCCTTGAGAGTAGAGGCAAACCTTGTCTGTGCTTCATAGAAAGACTCACCTTCAAGTCTATACTTCTCTGCATGTTTCTCTTCACTAAGTCTCAGTGTTGGCCCATATTGTTTATTCATGTATGTTGCTCCTGTTTTTGTCAGATATAAATTCCCAATTCTTTACTACCTTACCTGTATAGTATTGATATACTCTACTGAGAGCGGCTAAGTCCTGCTTCACATCGTCAGGGTAATCTTGGTAACCGTGCATACTACATAAGTTCTTAATTGATTCATGTAGTGAATCACTTACTAACTTATCTATTTGATCAGGCTCCATTGAGAAGGTTATTAGCATTATAAACTCTCCATCAAAAGGTCAATGTAATGTTTTGCTTTCTCTAGGTCAGCCTTACCACCCTTTGAATTGTACCTACAGATGTACTTAATGACGTTACCGGCACAGAAGCCTATGTCGTTAGCCTGTATAAACTCTACAGGCTGTATCTTCATGTCCTTGTAGTGGCTACCCCCCACTTGTACACCAAGTGCCCTTGCTTTTTCATGCTCTTCAAAGGTCAACTCTGTCTGTTTATACATTGCTCTATGAGCGTAATCCCACTCAGAAGGTGTTACATTATCTAAAGATTTTTTCATTTTATCCATCGCCCTCTTTTGTTGAGTACCATAGGTACAAGTATTGGTGTGCCTCCAAGTGAATCAAACTTGTATATGTCTACCCATGTCCATGAATCTTTTAATCCATACAGGGCGTTGTAATCATTCAACATTGCAGGAGGTAAGCCTGCTGTCATTAACTTTCTAGCTGGAATGTTATCATGATTGCCTTTAGAAATTACCATAGTGGGGAACATCTCTTGAAGCAATGCACAATCCCTCTTTGCATGGTAGTACTCAGTCTCTGCATCTAAAGCATCAGGCTCTGACTCGTGATAAGAACCCCTGTGATGGTCTATAATATCCCCTACGTTGAGTATTGTATCACACTTATACAACCTTTTGGTAGCGTATAAGAAGTCTAGTGCATCCTTGTGTTGATATGGTAAGTGCATATCAGATATAACTAGAATGTTCTTAATATCATTTCTAATTACACCACATCCTAACACTGGCCGCTTCAGTACATTACGAATAGCGTACCTAGCAGCCACTGAATTAGGATCAAGTAAGCATCCCACTGACATAGCCCACCTAAGTTGGTGCATGTCTGCATAATAACTAATCTCAAATACGCTGTGATGATGCCCCTGTATAGAGTTGTGTGAGTACTTAGCTGCATTGTTCCTAGTGTTAGAACTTACACTATGAGTCATGAGAGTATCAATCATCTTCTACTTCTCCCATTGATAACAGCATTCGTTTTGACTGTTCTAATAACCAAAGAACATCAGCAGGGTTTAGTGTGGATGTACCATCAAGAATTAACTGTTCTTGTTCCTTACTCCAACCTAGTACAATAAGAGATTCATATTCTCCTTTACATCTTTCCAGAACTACATCTGGATCTTTGTCTTTGTGTAGTTGTATTACTGTCATTTGATACTCCACAGATGAGGTGTAGTTTCTCTAGTATAATGTTGGAAGTTATAACTTTCTGCCCATTCACCATGAGTACGTCTAGTACCATCCTTCCTACGTTGTGCATTGGGCATGGGTTTATCTGGGTCAGAGAAGATGAATACTAAAATCTCATTCTTCTTTAGGTTAGCTGCTACATCAACATACTTACGAGCTTCCCCACTAGTACGGAACCTTCCCTTAACTTCTATGTAGATTACAATCTTACCATCATGGTATACAAAGTCAGGTTCATATAGTTTCTTTTGTACATAGGACAACTTACAAGGGTGGAACTTACAGGCTCTTAGTTGTTGTTTGTGGAGGTCGTGTTCAAACCAACTATCATATCCATTAGGGGGTTTCTTTTTCATTGTGTCCCCCAAAGGTATCTGTCAAGGTTCTATGAATCAATGTGGCTAATGATATAATTGCTGGATCAGCATCCTCTAGCACATCAAATTTAACTATAACTTCCTCACCTTCCATTGTAATATTTATATTAGTTGTAGTGTTCATTTTTATTTATCCTCATAAGTTAATGCTTGCCAACTAGTCCTAAGCTCTGCAATAGAACTAATTATATCATAAATTTCCTTAGCAACAACAGTCGTTTCTTTCTGTGCTGTTGATTCCATCCTTTGATTACACACTCTGGCAAAGGCTACGAGGCTACCAGTCCAGTACCATGAGGTCATCATAGACTGTGGCAGTACCATCCTTGCCTGCTCAGGACATACACCCATGCTCAGTAGCTCCTTGTACACGCTCGTAAGCCTCAGCATAGCCCTGTGGTAGACAGCGCCAGCCACACCACTATGTTGGATAGGGTTAGCAGAAGATCCCTGCTTGACGTTATCAGCAGCCTGCCTCCATACATCTGGCACATGGAATGTCGGAGGATCACTAACATACCTGCGACTTACTTCATTCCAGACTAAACCTACCTGATGCTTGACCAACTGTCTGGCTACGAACACTGGGGCTTCTACTAAGACTGTGACTTGCACATGGGCAAAGGGTGTCCAGTGATTATGCTTTGCTAGGTACTTGATCAAGTTAATATCTTTGTTACTAAGAACAGTAACTGTCTTATCAAAGCTAACTCTAGCACTGTTAACCACAGTGAGGTCACTTCCCATGTGATCAATATAGTCTACACTACTCATGATTCACTAACCATTCATTGTACTCATCATAAGTCATAAAGTATTCGAGTACCGTATCTATTGCTTTACGGTACTCAATGTCCTTATCCGGTGTATCATATGGATCCCAATTTAAATGATAGCTCTGTTTCAAAGTTGCCACCACAATCATATCTATACATTCATCCTGTAATTCAATCTTCATTGTAATTCCTCAGTTTATTTTCTATGTTAAACAGGTATTGATACTACCGATATACATGCTTATGTAAACTCATTCGCCTTGCTCCCAAGGCCAGCAGCGGTCGTCTGCTATGCCTGTGATCCTAAACTCGACTGTCGGGCCGGTCGTGTATGTTTGCTCACCAGCAAACCCAGCAGCACGTAATTCTTTGACCAACTTATCCGCATCCTTGAAATTCATAGCACTAAACCAATACCACATGCGGGGCTTGCATAATTCAAACA